CGAGGTTACGTCACCCTGGCTAGAGTGCGGTTGGGGAATGTTTGATGTCGGGGATTTATACCCGGCCCCAGATTTTGAAACTACCTACGAGATAGTGGATGTCATCAAACGGCTACCAGATAATCGAACCTATGAATTTGGGATAGGTGACATCGGCAATGCCGATGATCCCTATTATGCAGAGAGTCAGCAGGTCGTCAAAACCGGCCAGCGTAAAATGGTTTTGCTCAAAAAATGCGACTGCGGCCATACGGTTGAGTGCGTCCTGGTAATGAGCGCCAGCGCGGGAACGTCTTGCCCGGACTGCTATGATAGAATGAGTAACTAGGAGAATATTATGTTTGAGGAAATCACAGTACCAATCGTGTACATCAATAGAAAATTCGGGTGGGGTTGGAGTTGTCAGCCCACGGGGCAGGATGCCTATAGCATCGAAACCCCAACCCGGCCCGATGTAACCGGCACAATTAACCAATGTCGTCAATATGCAGACACTGACCGGACATTCAAATCAATAAAATCAGGTGGCACATTTTATAACACCGCCTGGTTTTACGATGGCAAACGTATTGTGGCGACCTGGGCCTATGGTTTGCTAAGATCGGTAGATGATCTACCGCTTGATCGGGACAATCCACAGGCATTAGTTAGTTTCGCTCAGGGTGTCTCATCTGGAATCACGCCATTCTCGGAGCGCGGGGCTAAAGAGCACGGCTACTCGGTTCAGCGGTTCAATGAGTTACGGGATAATCTGGTAAAAGCGGGCCTGGCTTTCTGGCGGGATAGCAATAATAAGAAGATGGGGTTGGGCTTGACGCGGGGCGGTACTGCCCTATTGCGCTCAGTGGCTCAAAATCCGCCCGCTGATGATTACGAGCCAGAGGGCGATGATTGGGCGATGTCGCCTGAAATTGTACAGAAATAATACCCACTCCTTGCCCTATCGGGGTTGCCTCGTATTGCTATGCCAGGAACGCGGGCAGGCAGCAGTAGGCACGGCAGGGGTAATATACGAAAATCGAGACAAAAATGAAACTTACCCCCCCCATCCCCACTACCCCAGGATACTATCCGAACGCCCTTAGGTACGTCCGAAGGGGCGAGTGAGGCAAAATGAGATTTAGAATACTAAACCATACCGTTGAAATTTATATCTCCCGAAATTACTTTGGTCGGGGCTACGCCGGGAAAATTCTGGAACACGCCTCGTATTATCAGCAATTTAGTGACTCTCCCAAAATCGCCTTGATAAAAACGTTGCGAATAAATCAACCTGATATTAGTCTGAAAGATGCTAAAGAGGCAGTCGAAACAATGTATGATTTTTCGACTGTACCGCCTACGGTAAAATAACAATGAAACTCACGCCCCAGCCGCGCCCGAAACTGCACAGGCCCCGCCGAGTGATCGTCAACAGCCGGTGGCGCATCGTATTGTGGCCTCGCTGGGTTAGGTGGGTATTACGACTGTTAGGGAGGCAATTATGACCATCAACACAGAACCATTTGCACTACAGGATTTATTTAATCACGTCATAGCCGGCCGGGCCGATGTTGACCAAATTGATGCGCTCATAGGATGGCTGCAAGAACACCGACAGCGGCTGGAAATAAAGCAGGTTTGCTCGGAATGGTATGTTCCTTCACAATTGTATGGAAATAAGAAACGTTTTAGATGCAAAAGAGATGCTAAATATATCCACATTGACAATGGCCTGGGTTATTGTGGTATCCACGCCCGTAAATTTACAAAAAATAGTTTAAGGCCAATTGGGGGAGAATGATGACCTACGACCAAATAGCCAGAGAAATTGACGAATTATTCAGAACCTTGCAGAGTATTATCATCGCCGCGTTGGTTTATTTCGGCGCGTTTATTGTCGCCGCCGTCCCCGCCGTTTTCACCGGCATGGGGGTAGCTTCACTGTTTGCCGATGTTACCATCCATTCAGCCTTGATCGGCTGGCTGGTCGGTATCGCCCTGGAAGTGGTCAATATCATCGTCATCCATACGGCCTCGGAATTTTACACTGACAAACCCACGGGCCGCTTCTGGATTCTGGTCTGGCTCATTCCGGTTTACGTCATCGGCGTTGAATTGGTAATGATCTATAGTGACAATGCCTTTCCGCCCCTGGTAAAAAGCCTTGGTATGGTCAGCCCGTTTTTTGCCATTGCCGTATTCATCGCGGCGATGTTCAATCAATGGCACAAGGCCACCAGGTTGGAGAGTCGCGAATTGGAAGAGGCGGAAACGGCGCAGCAACTAGAACGTGAGCGGTTTGAGTTGGAGCATAAACACGAATTAGAGCGGCTAGAGTTGGAGTATAGGCATAGCGAAAAGCTGGCGAAAATCGAGGCGAAAAAAGACACAAATCTACCGCGAAATAAATCAACCCGCAAATTATCCCGAAAGCGATTCTCCAAGATAGAAAAGCGGCAAATATCACTTGATATTATTCGGGAACGCCCCAAAATTTCGGGCGCAGAATTAGGTCGTCAACTTGGCGCAAGTGACCGCACCGGCCAAAGTATCCTGAATGAATTGGAGCAAGCCGGGGCAATCAGCCGAAATGGTGAAGGCTGGAAAGTTATCTTGTAAATAATCCATAATTGTGGATACACCCCAGGGATGGGCGTGCCCTTCGCCTCGTAGGCGCTCAGAAGGGGTGAGCGCACTCGGCGGGCCGTGTCCGCCAGATTCGGCAACGCTAACGACTAACGGGAGAGGGTAGTTCTATCGCTCATAGGCCGCCTGAAAACTAATCACGTCTCCATTAGCCAGGGCAAAATTAGGCACAACGCCAAAATAGTTAGTTGCATTATGAGCAAAAAACCTTAGCTCATTTGCCCCAAATCCGATAAGCGCCCCCTGATATATTGTCGTTCCACCGCCAGTAGTAACCAACCCCGTTCCGATAACTCCCAACGTGTTGGGATTTGCAATTTGAGCAATTGTCGGTAGACCTGCTACAGAAATAACGTTATTCCCCGTGCCTGCGCTTGTCACCCCTAGGCGGGCTATTATTATAGCACTATCGCCAAATACGACATAGCGAGCATATGTCACCGTCACCGTCACGGCCACACTCTGCGTTACCGTTGGCGTCCAGTCCATCCACCGGCCCACCTCCGGCTTTATCAACCCATCAACCTGGCGTTGCAGTAAATTAAGCCTACGGGTCAGTTCTGTTATCACGTAATTAGACTTTCAAAATCTAGCCGGGCCTGGATGGTTTCCCGTCCGCTTTCATCCAGCAAAATCGTCACTGCCCGGATAATGCAATTAAATTGACGATTTCTATAGCGGGCCTGAACCTGATAGCCGAAATCCCAATGGACACCAAAGCGAGTCCCCTCGGTATCCACCGGCTGCCCACTAAATCTAATCCTGCCTCGACCCTCTTCTAATTTAGCCCGTCCGGCCTCCCTGACGCCGTTATCAGTGGTCTGGTTGCGAGCATCGGCGAACCCCTCACAGCGATTCCAGATACTCGCGCCGTAACGGGTAGAATCTGAAACCTGTTGGATATTCCTATCTGCCCCCTCGCCCTGGCCGCCCGCATAGATATAATTTTCCTCCTCGGAATAATCTTCGTCGAGTTCTGGCTCTTTTAGATTGCCATTTTGCTGGTCGAATATTACGCTGGCGCTGACATCCTGGCCGGGCTGGCCGGTGGACGTTTGGAATTGGAAGGTGATGGAATTGCTACTTACCACATTCGGCACGATGTCGAAAAAGACTTCTGTCCCGGCCTCGCGGCTGGCTCGCGCCAGTTGGGGCAAGACGCCGTTACTGGAAGTTGTCAGGAGATACTCAAAGGGGAATGATTTGGTGATCGTCGGCCCGGCGCTTACGTCAGCCGCAATGCTCAGATTCGACCAGACCCGCGTCCCTGCCGTGGGTGTGGGAGCGACTCCGTCGGCAATGGCCTGGGTGACGACCGCCTTCATCATATCGTCGGCAAAATCCGTCTGGGATGCCTGGGCGCTGCCGGCAAAGGCGGCGACGATTCTACGCCGTAATAGGTCGTTAGTGTCCGGCCCTTCCAATCTGACAATCTGCCGCGCTCCCTCAGTTCTAAAACGCCAGCGCCGTAGGAAATAGACCCGCCACAGGCCGAGCTTACCGCCGGTGGGCTGTCGCCATACCTGAATCTGCCTGTCCCTCGCCAGGAGCGAATCGTCAAACGAGGCCGGGACACCCATATCCAGCCAACCCAGGCCATCAACCAGGCGCGAGGCGGTCAGGCCGGTGATATTGTCGAGTTGGGCCAGGCGTGCACCCGCATCAGAGGTAAGCCAAATCTCGTAACTAGCCACAATTCCATAACCTCGGCGTAATCGGGTTGTCGTATTGGCTTTTGTAGTAAGCCGCCGTTTCCCATTTCAGCGGTCCTAGTAAGGCCAATTCGTCCAGCCACGCCTCGTAAATAGCTTTCAGGTCGTTATAGGGGATGCTGCACAAAATGGCATAAACCGACCTATAATTTTCGGGATAGAATTTTTCTTCCAAAACCCAATTTACCTTATCGTGAAAGTGAGCCAATTCTGCCTGGCGTTTGGCGAATTCGGCGGGATTGTCCAGAACTGCCGCCAGTTCATCCTGATATTGCTGTATCACAGGATCAGTCCCACGAATCGTAGGCTTCGCGCCACAGGAGATAGGCCGTTGCTATATCTCCGTACAAAGCCCCGCTCGTATTGATAAATGCGGTTATCTCATTATCGTCTGGATTCAAGGCCCAGCTTCCAAAGTCTGAGTTTGCCAGGACTGCATCCATTCTCAATCCGAAGAAATTGCTGGTAACTGACTTTTTGGTCGGGGTCAGGTCAATGGTTAATCGCTCGCCTGCCAGGAGGGAATAATTAAATAAAAGTTCTTTGCCGGTCGTCTCGTTTTTGAGCGTTTGAATCGTAGTCGGTAGACCTGTAGCAGAACGCTCGAAAATTATCTTCGGAAAAGCCTCGACATTGCCCTCGTTATCGGCGGTAGCTATTCCGGCGGCGCTGGCCGTGCCGGTAGTGTCAAAAGTCAGGAATATGTCATACTGATTGGTTACGGGGTCTGTAAATTTACTGGTATAGACCCAGTAAACAACGGCAACGCCGCCGGGCAAATCAAAATCTATTTGTGACCAGGCATAACCATTCCAAATTGCCACTTTATCAGCTAAAGTCAAACCTCCAGCCGAAGTAAACTGTCCAAAAAAGTAGGCGACTCCGTCTGGCCCTATGGTCACTCCGAAGGCTGTACTATTTACCCCATCGCCCAGAGCAGAGAAGGCCGTGCCGTTCCATGAGGCTACTCGGTTTACGGATATAGGCCCAATCGTTAGAAATTGACCAACTATAAGCAAAATACCATCGGGATAAAAAGCCAGACCCTGAACAGTGCCGCTTGCTCCCGTGCTTAAACCGGACCAGGCCGAGCCGTTCCATTCGGCTAACCTGGTAGCCGGGCTGGTAAAATCTCCTCCGGCTATTAAATTACCATTTATTGGATTGATAGCCAGGGCGAATACAGAGGCATTCATCCCTGCACCAAGAGGCGAAAAATTAACGCCGTTCCAGGAGGCAATCCGGGTGGCTGGGCTGGTAAAACTTCCGGCTAAATAGAGCATCCCATCTAGCCCAACTGCCAGGGCGAATATGTTTCCATTCGCGCCGGTTAATAAGGCGTTCCAGGTTTCGCTAACCACATCCCAGCGTGCGATACGGCTGGTATTTGCCACGCCGCCCATTAAAGAAAAACTACCTGCGGCTATCAGATCGCCGTTGGACATAATGGCCAAAGCTCGAACATCATTATTTGCCCCTGTGCCCATCGCAGAATAAACCCCGGTGGTTTTGTGATAGCGCACTATGTTGTCGGCATTAGCAATGCCGTCAAAGTTATCGAAGTCGCCTCCAAAATAGATATAGGTAGCATCTTCGGCAATGGCCCACCCCTGTACGTATGTCCCTGCCGCATCTGGAGGTCCCAAATTATCCCATTGACCCGTTTCCTTTAATCTTGCGGCCACGACCCTGTAAGTTTCGCCTACATTCGTGTTCAAATCCACTGCGCTTTCGCCAACCTCATACCAATAGGGGTCAGTAGCCAACCACTGGATTGACGCTTTCTCGATGAATTTGTACGTCTCGACCCACCTGTTATCCCCCTCGGCCTCGAAGTTCTGGTAAAATGCGGCCAGGTCTCCCTCCAGGCCACCCTGGTAAAAAACGGCTATTTCTTTCTGGACCCGCGCCCCATTGAAACGTAGTCGTAGCGGTTGGCCCGGCCCGGCCATTCGCAACGTCTTGAGTAGCTCTTGCCGATAATCGTGTAACTCTTGCTCGGTGTCGGTGATGAATTTCCCAACCAGACTAAACTGGCGCGATTCGACCTTGATGCTGTTGAGTTCGCCACCGGGCAGGATGGCGTAGGAATCTACGTTCAAGGTCTGGGTCGTCGCTCCTGACCCTACCACCCGTTGGACAAAGAATCTATATTCCTCGTATAAGTCCTGGGGGATCCCGCCCGCCGTGGATAGGGCACTACGGTTTGACGTACTTGCGTGCTCTGCTGCGTCCCAAACACATCCCCCCTGAGTACCGTCACAGTAGGTTGTCCAATCGGCCTGTGCTTCTATCTGGACACCGTCTACGTAAAAGTCGCCGCTGTCGGTGCCGAATTGGGTAATGGTGAAAGCTGTCGCTCCATTCGATTCGCTTGCCCCAAAGGCCACGCCATACAAATCCCAATTGTCATCTATTTTTTCGATAAAAACAGGCTTCTGTGAGCTTGGCCCGATAGAGAAGCGTATCTCGGTCGGAATATTGCCCCGAATCCTGGCCGTAGCCCAATGAGTGGCATTGGTCAGGGCCGAAAGGGTCAGGGATAGGCCAGTGTTGGTTGCCGGAGTCTGGACTCGGTAGGAATAGAGGCCGTATTTTGCAAATGTCGTTACCCTGGTGATCGTCGCTGCACCCACGGCGGCAAAATTGGAGGTGGTTTCGGCGCTTGGATTGAGCACCATGTTGGTAGTGGCCTGGGGTTTGACGATCCGCCACTGGTTAGTTATAGGGACTTGACTCATTTCGTTACCCTTGACGAATGGTAAATAGGTTTTGATCGGCTCCTGGGCATAACC